ATGAAATTAAGTAATTTAGGAACTTCAAGTTTCTATGAGCTAGATTTTAATGCATCTATAAAAACTCACGAAGCAAAAATACTCAAAGCAATAGGAGTTCCAGAATTACTATTAAATGGTGGGAATAATGCTAATATAAATCCTAACTTAAGACTATTCTACATAATGACAGTTTTACCTCTAGTTAATAAAGTACTGTCCGGTTTAGAAAGATTCTTCGGTTTTGATTTAGCTCCGGCTACTGGTGAAGTTCTAGGTTTACGTCCAGAACTTAATGAACATGCTGAGTTTCTAACTAAGTTAGTAAATGCAGGAATCATGACTCGTAATGAGGCCAGAGCAGAAATTAGATTAGCTCCAGGCTCTGAGGCTTTTGCTAATGAATTAGTCCTTCCAGCTAATGTAGCTGGGTCTGCTTACGCAGGGAGCGGACAAGAATCGGGGCAAGGCGCCCCTCCTAAAAAGTAGGGTATAAATGACAGAATTAAATAAAATTCTTAAATTTGCGGTACCTTTTACTACTAAAATTGATGATAATACTGACTCTGGTTTAGAAGATATAACTATTGAAGGTTATGCTTCTACACAGGACTTAGATTCAGCAGGAGATGTAGTATTAGCCTCTGCATGGACTAATGGTTTACAAAGGTATAAATTAAATCCTATCCTTTTGTTTAACCACGACTATGATAAACCCATAGGCAAAGCTACTTCTGTAGAGGTAGTTCCTGGACAAGGCTTAAAAATTAAAGGCTTAATTATTCCAGAAGCCGACGATAATGTTTATCATCTAGTCAAAAAAGGTGTTTTATCTACCTTCTCTGTAGGGTTTAGAGTTAAGGACGCCGAATACGACAGTACAACAGGTATTTTTGTAATCAAAGAAGCGGAACTATATGAGATTAGTATTGTTAGCGTTCCAGCTAACCAAGCAAGTACATTCTCACTATCGAAACAATTAAGCTCAGAAGAGTTTACTGAGTTTAAAGCTTCATTTTTAACCACTAGCCCAGAAGAAGAGGCTAATACACAAGAAGAAGGAGAAAATTTAATGAGTGATAACGCACAAGCCCCAGTAGAAAATAAAGATGAGGGCCGCATTGATGCTATCGAGAAAAGTCTGGAAACGCTGATTGGCGTACTGGCTAAACAAGCAGAGAAACCAGCAGAAGCACCTAAAGTAGAAGTAGTTGCTGATCCTGCCGAGAAAATTCAAAAAGCAGTAGAAGAAGCTTTGGCTAAACATGAAGGTTCAGTATCTAAAGCTCTGGAAGAAGTACGTGCAGAAGTTAAAGAAAAAGCTGCCGAAATCGAAGCCCTGCAAAAACAAAAAATGACATATCAAGATAAACAATCGCCTGTTTCAGAAAAAGAAGCTGACAGTGCTGTATTGTTGTCAAAAATTATGGGTCGTAGCATCAACGATACCAAAGCTGGTAAGTTGATTCTAGAAAAAGCCAATGCTTATTTACCCGGTTCAAATGCTGATTGGGAACAAGGCTTCTCCAATCGCTTGTTCGAAGATATGCGTCAACGTTTGATTGTTGAGACTCTATTCGCTACCGTCGCAATGACTAATAGCATTATGAAATTGCCAGTTAGCCCAGAAGCAGGCCTTGCCTCTTGGGTCGGTGCTGCTGATTTTAAATCTGCTAACTCTACTCCAGCGGCCAGCACTCATGCCCTTGATGAAGCTACTTTATCAGCATACAAACTGGCAACTAAAGAGTCAATCGGCTACGAGGAAGAAGAAGATTTATTGTTGCCAATTATCCCAATCGTTCGTGATGCTATGTTGCGTCGTATGGCTCGTGCCTCTGACCGTGCTATCTTGCGTTCTACCGGTGCTGGCAACGCAACCAATCCATCTTGGAAAGGTCTGGCTACTCTGGCCTCTGATGCATCAGCAACAGGTACAGCAGTATCAGCAGCTAGCGGTACTGTAGCTATTGCAGACTTGTTAGTCTTGCGTAAAAAATTAGGAATCTATGGTTTGGATCCTTCAGCAGTAACTTTCATCGTGTCTAATGATGTTTACTATGATCTGCTGTCTGATACTTCATTCAAAACTATGGATTCTGTTGGAGATAATGCTACGCTGCTGACTGGTCAAATCGGTATGGCTTTGGGCAGTACTGTAATCGCTTCTGGCGAATTTGCTGCTAAAGCAAATGGTGCAGCTTATGCTATCGCTGTTTACAAACCTAACTTTATCGTAGGTAACTGGAGAAACATGCTGGTAGAGCGTGACCGTGATATTCAACAACAGTCTCAAGTACTGGTTGCTTCTCGCCGTTTGGCGTTTACCTCACTGGATGCCAGCACTGGCGTTGCGGTAGGTGTTTACGGCGCTTAATTTAGGTTGAGTGGGCAGCACTATAACCAAGAGTATTATACTTAGTTCTTAATACTCTATTTTATAAATAGAGGTACTAGAAATAGTACCTCTAATTCCTAAGACTATTATGCAAGATTTAGTTACTATAGATGATTTTAAGCAGTACAAAAGAATTAACAGTACTGAAAACGATGATAGGCTGGACTTGATAATTAAGTCTGTTTCTGCCTACGTAAAATCTTATTGTAATCGGTTTTTTAATGATTATGCTATACAGGAGAAAACGGAGTACTTAAATGGCAGAGATAAAGAATTTATTTATTTACAAGAATTTCCTATTCTTACACTTACTTCAGTTCATACTTCTATTGACGGTGGTACTAGCTACACTGAATTAACGATAGGTACAGATGTATATATTGATGAGGAAACTGGTCAATTAATTAAAGCGGATGAATTACCCTTTGTTACTACAGGAACCGGGCACAAAAGTGTGAAGGTTGTATATACGGGTGGTTTTAATGAGATTCCCGAAGATCTTAAACTTGCTTGTCTTGATCTGGTTGATTATTACCGAGATAGCGGATTTATTCCTAAAAAGCAAGTAGGACCGAATACAACAGAAAACCAATTAGCTAGACAGACTACAGATATTGGATTACCTCCTCATATACGTAGAGTTTTAGACTTATATAGAACATTTAAAATATGAGTTCAGCACAGCTTATTTTAGATAAAGTACTTCTTGAATTAGATGCTAATAGAATATCTTCAATAAAAGATATATATGAAGCAATTGATAGCGGTTTAAAACAGGTAGATACTAATTTAGAATCCGTAGTTAGTTCTTTAGCTAAGAATAAAAAAGCTATAACTCTAAACAAGAAAACAAATGTATATTTAGCAATAGTTAATAAAGCTATTAAAAATTTAGACTTAGATACAAGCGAAGAACTAGCTTTAAAGAAGCAAGCATTTACGGCCTTTAAAGCTCAGCAAATTTCTGCGCAAGCAGAACTAATAAATCTTCAAACTAATACAGCAGAAGCAGAGAATTATAAAAGATTCTTAATTAAAAAACTTCAAACTGCACAAGACAGCATGTTTACTAGTTATGACAATTTTGAAAAGTTATTAAATACCGTTGAGGATATATACCTTAGTGGCAAATCTTTCAAAGTTGTAAAGCAAGATATAGACAAAGATATATTGGCTACAATAACTACTAATGGCATATCCTTACCACAAGTAACTAAGTTTTTAAATAGTAAAACAATTAGCAACTTATTATTAGCTGATGGCATTGATTTCTATGATAATATAGAGGCTAAACTTGATTCTGCTTTTGAGGGTTTAAAAGGTAAATCTTCAAAATATAAAGATGTTAATGCTAAGTCTTCAACTATTAGTCCTAAAGAATTAGCAAAAGTACGTAAGTCAATTAAAGAACTTAAGGCAAAAAATAAAAATACTATAGACCAAACACCGATGCCTATAGTAGATTTAGCTTCCGTTATTAATACTTATCTACACGATTATATAAAAGATAGAATGGCCGATCCATCTAGTCCTATAAGTAAAGATTATTTAAGGTATCAGTCAGGTAGATTTGCTGATTCAGCCTCGGTAGAGTCCGCTAGTATGTTTGGTATAACATATAGTTATATGAACTATCCTTACGATACCTTTGAACCAGGCAGAGGAAGAAGAAATGTAGATTCTATAGGTAGAAGCCCTACTAGATATGTAGAAGGGTCAATAAGAAAGATAATAAGGGATAAAGTACTAAAAGAACTGTACGGAGCCCCTATTAAGGAGTTATAGGTGGCTAATTCAGCTAGAAGTAAGATCTGTCGAGCATACGCAGAAAAATTTAAAGAAATAAAAGGTATAGCTCCTTATACGGTAAATCTATTCTCTAACGTCTCCACTAGGATGCGATTTTTTGATCAAGTAGAGGATTATCCTACCGTTATTGTTACGCCAGGAAGAGAAACTAGAGAGTATTTACCTGGAGAGTTTAAGTGGGCTAACTTAGCTATTACTATAAGGGTTTATGTTTATAATGAAGATGACCCGCAGAGTGATTTAGAAAACATACTCTCTAATTTAGAAATGGTTATTGATGATAATAACTATTTAGTTTATGATTCACTGAATCAGTTAGCTATAACAGATTCGCGTATTGTAAATATTTCCACAGACGAAGGTGTAATGACGCCGTATGGTATCGGTGAAATTATCCTTCTAGTCCGTTATGCTATATAAAGAGGAAACTTAATGGCACTGAACTTACTTAGAGAGTCTAGGCTCTTTGCATCTACCGTCGGTATCTATGTAAATGATGACCAGGCGGGTGGTGCAGTAACACACACTACGTCAAATACTTGGGAAATTCCGGTACTTTCCGGCTTCTCTTTTTCACAAGCCACTGAAAACCAAGAAGTTACTCTGTCAGAAGCAGGTGTAGCTCCTTTGCGTGGTAAGAAAGTATTTAATACTCAGCTGAATCCTGTGGAGTTCAGCTTTACTACTTATATCCGCCCATTTAAAGATTCTAATGATACTAACAAACACAAATGTGTTGAAGCAGTATTGTGGGAAGGTTTAGTTGGCGGTGGCCCTGTAGGTACTAATGCTGTACCTGGCGCTACTAAATTTGTAGTTGATTTTGAAAACTCAAACGTAAACCAATTGATGAATTTGTATTTGTTCTTCGAATTCGAAAACACTACTTATTTCATTGAAAAAGCTTGCTTGAATACTGCTGAAGTAGATTTCTCTATTGATGGTATTGCTCAAATTTCTTGGTCTGGCTACGGCTCGATCCTGAAAGATGTTACCTCAATGCGAGGTACTTCTCAAATTCCTCAGTATAGCAACCTGTCTACATTCAAAAAAGCACCGACTGCTACAGGTAAACCATCAGCATTTATCGTAAATAAATATTCAACTCTGGATATTAAAGATAAGAAAATGTCTGGTGCTACTCATGGTACTGCTACTGTTACTTTCAGCCCTGCTCTTGTAGGTACTGCCGCACACGGTCTATCTACTGGTAGCTATGGCCTGAATATTAATATTGATGGCGCTGGTGCTTCAGTAGTTTCTATTCCAGTAGTATCCGGTGGTACTATTGATGATATTATCAATGCTATTAACGGTACTATTGATAATGCAAATGCTGTATTGAACTCACAAGGCAAAATCGTATTTACCTCATGGGCAGCAGGCACTACTTCATCTATTGCACTACCTACTCCTGTAGATACTGAATTACTATATGAGCTTAATGCAAATGTAGCTCCTAGCGTAACAGCAGTAACGGGTACTGGTACTCCAAAAATCTACTCTGTTAACCTGACTGGTGGTAGCTTATCTATTGATAACGGTATTTCATATCTGACTCCAGAAGAGTTGGGTGTTTTGAATAGTCCTATCGGTTACTTTACTAGTACTCGTAATATTAGCGGTAATATCACTGCTTATTTGAATACTGGTACTGCTACCTCTTCAGCTATTTTGACCGACATGTTAACTAACAGCAATGTTATTACGCATGAGTTCGAAATCACTGTAGCTGTAGGCGGTAAGAGCAATACTCCACGAGTAGAGTTCCGTATGCCGCACTGCAATCTGTCATTCCCAAGCATTAGCACGGAAGACGTTATGTCTCTGGATATAGCCTTCTCTGCTTTGGGTCAAGACATCAGCGTTAATGATGAGTTGTTTGTAAGTTACTACGGTAATGTAACAGAAGCTTATTAAAAATTAGCAAGAGAGGCTTCGGCCTCTCTTACTCTCAAAGGTAAATAATGGATCCTATTTCTATAGCTATGGGCTTCGCCCAGTTTGTACCTTCTATAATAAAATGGCTATCAAACTCAGATAGTGCAGAAGAAACTGCTACTAAAGTTATTGATATTGCTAAAGCAGTTACTAAAGAAAATAATTCAGAAGATGCTCTTCTGGCTTTAGAATTAGATAAAGATTTAGTTTCTAAATTGAGGATAGAGATGCTTAATTTAGAAAAGGAATTAGATGCTCTATACCTTAATGATAAGGCGAATGCCAGATCTAGAGATGTTGCATATATAAATAGAGGAATGCACAACTATAGAGCTGATATTTTAGCTTTTCTAGCTGTAGGTGGTTTAGTATTGTGCGTGTGGTTTATCGCTAGAGATACCGAAATGCCAGAACGTGCAGTCAATGCCATTATGTTTGTTAGCGGTGCTTTAATTAGTGCTGTTCGCGACGTTTACTCATTTGAATTTGGAAGCTCTAGAGGTTCTAAAGAAAAAGATGAGATGCTCTTTAAAAAATAATTATAATTATATTTTAGCCCACATAACCAATCTATTTAGATTTTAAAGGAATTATAAAATGGCACTTATTGCTAACTTGATCGCTCCAAAAACAGAAAACGTATTTGAATATCCAGCTATTCCCGGTTTCAAAGTAACTCTTAACTACCTTACACGTGAAGAGTTATTGAAAATCCGTGAAAAAGCTACTACTCAAAAAATCAATAAACGCACTCGTCAAATGGAAGATGATGTAGATAGTGATCTATTTCAATCTCTGTACGTGCGTGCAGTAGTAACAGGTTGGGAAGGCTTGACTATTAAAGGTCTATCTAAACTCCTGCCGCTGGATAAATCAAAAATCGTAGATGAGAATGCTGAGGTTCCTTATGACCAAGAAGACGCGGTTCAGCTTATGAAGAATGCTCCAGATTTTGACTCTTGGGTTTCTTCTACTATTGAAGACTTAGAGGCTTTTACCGCAGCCAAGTAGAGGAAATAGAGAAAGCTC